ACGGCGTCACCGAGCGGCTTGCGTTCCTGAACCAGACGTTCAACCCGGTCGAAGGCATCGGCAGCGCCATGCGGGCCGGATCTCGCATGGTGGCGCCCGATCAAAGCTACTGGGACCGCATCGCATCGCTGGGCGAGATGGTGTCAGGCGTGGCCAGCATTGCCGCGCCTATCGCAGCAGCCAAGGCTATCGGCGTGCCTGCCGCCAGCGCGATGATGGAGGGGCTGCTGGGGTTCTCGCCGGCACGCCAAGCGGCTGGTGATATGGCAACGCAGTTCGCACGCAGCGAAAGCGGGGCGCTGCCGGGTGGTGGGCCTGGGCGTGCGCCGCTGACCTTCGCCGAGGTGGAGCGTGCGATGAGGCAGCCCTTCGACATGGGCCGTGGCATGGGCGACAACGGCGGCCCGCCCATGAGAGACGTGGTGACACGTAGAGGCTATGAGCGCATCGGTTCTAATGTCGCAGAGAACTTGAGCGGCGTCCCGTCAGCCGCAGAAATCGCAGGGCGCGGGCCGACAATGCCAGGCGCTGGCCTGACCGACGTTAAGTCGCAAAAGCCAACTGCACTTTCAGGCAGCTACAGCCGTGGGTTCGTTGATGAGGAATTGGTTGCGCCAGTGCAGGCAAGCATAGCAGACCTTGAGGGCCGGACACTGATGGGGATCGTTGGCGACACGTCTGGTCGGCAGACTGTCACGCAGGTCAACGAAGATGTGTTCGAAACCCCAATCGATACGCAGGGCGGCTTCCAATACATCGACCGTCCGGGGCAAGGTTACGCTGGGGCGCAAAGCGCCACATCCAGCAAGCTGAATGAGGCAAGCCAAACTGAAGATCCAGTTTACATCAGCTTGTTGATGGGCGAGCAATCGCCTGACTTTGCTGTTCCAGAGTCGCAGATATTTGGCCAGATGCTTAGGAACGCTCCAATTGCCACGAAAAACATTCCAACAATTGATGAGGCCATTCGCGGCATCGGAATGTCTGTTGTGAGAAAGAAGATCGTTGACGGCAAAGAGGTCAAATACAGCGAAACAATATATCCATTCGGTGACTTTAAGAGCATTGGAACACCTGGATACTTTGACGCATATGTGGCTGGCCTTCCGACTGGCACCCAGCGTGCTGCGCTTCTGAAGGGATTGGACAAGGCAAATCTGCAAAAGATGGGCCTACCCAAAGTCTCTGACGCTCGGGCCGCGATGATGGATGAGGCTCAGATCGGCATGGACTGGGGAACGACTGGCTATCGCGCATTCACTCCAGACGTTGAGCGTGGCGCATTCCGCACAACGCCGGATCAGTCGCTGACATATCAGTATGGTGTCGATAAGGTCGGGCCAGCCATATCGCTCACCGGTCAAGGGCGTGGCATACCGTATGCGCTGACATTCCCAGATCTGGCGTCAGACCTTCGAGCAAAGGGAACTGGCGGCGGCCTTGAGATGACAAGCCCGGCCTACAAGGTGTTTGAGGGAAGCCCTAAGCGATCAAAGCAACCTGTCACGCCCCTTGTTGTGGATCTTGTTTCGACGTTCCGTGAGGTCGAAGACAGGTTCGGTCGCCGTCCGGCTATGCAATTTGCCGCTGACACTCTAAAGGACGTGAAGGTCACCAAGGAGATGATTGAGGCGGCACGTCGGGCCAACGCTCCAACATGGATGATCGCCGCGATGTCGTCCGCTGGGCTTATGTCCGCGCGTCCCGAAGATGAAGGTCTTTAAGGTGGCCGAGTGAAACTCCAGCTAAAGACCCCACGCTGGTCTCTGCCGATCCTCAAGCGCCCCGACGCCCGCTATCTCGGGGCATACGGTGGCCGAGGATCTGGCAAGTCGCACTTCTTCGCAGAGATGCTGATCGAGCGCAGCGTCAGCGAAAAGGTTGACGCTGTCTGCGTGCGCGAGGTGCAGAAGTCTCTGGCCCAATCGGTCAAGAAGCTAATCGAAAACAAGATCGAGGAGATGGGCGTTGGCCACATGTTCGAGATCCAGCAGACGCAGATCAAGTCTGTCCACGGCGGCGTGATCGTGTTCCAGGGGATGCAGAACCACACGGCAGACAGCATCAAGTCGCTGGAAGGTTTCGACATCGCGTGGGTGGAAGAAGCGCAATCGATCAGCCAGTTTTCGCTGGACATCCTGCGCCCGACCATCCGCAAGCCCGCATCGCAGCTTTGGTTTACATGGAACCCGAGATACGACACAGACCCGATCGAGCAGTTGCTGCGTGGGCCTGGAGCGCCTGACAAGACGGTGGTCATCGAAGTCAACTACAGCGACAACCCTTGGTTCCCCGAGGTGCTGCGCGAGGAAATGGAATACGACAAGCGGCGCGATCCTGACAAATACATGCACGTCTGGAAGGGCGAGTATGTCCGCAACAGCGAAACCCGCGTGTTCAAGAACTGGACCATTGAGGAGTTTGAGGCACCGCCTGATGCCGTGCATCGCCTTGGTGCAGACTGGGGCTTTGCCACCGACCCGACCGTTGGCGTGCGCTGCCACATTATAGGACGGAAGCTATATATTGACCACGAAGCCTATCAGGTCGGCTGCGAGATCGTGGACACGCCGGCGCTGTTCATGACGATCCCTGACGCTGAACGCTGGCCGATGGTGGCCGACAGCGCCAGGCCCGAGACCATCAGCCACATGCGCAAGAACGGCTTCCCGAAGATCCAGCCCGCCGTCAAGGGGCCGAAGTCGGTCGAGGAGGGCGTCGAATGGCTGAAGTCTTTTGACATCGTGGTGCATCCGCGCTGCAAGCACACCATCGATGAACTGACGCTCTACAGCTACAAGACCGACCGCGACACGGGCAGCATCTTGCCGGTGCTGGAGGACAAGGAAAACCACGTCATCGACGCCCTGCGCTATGCCTGCGAGGGCGCACGCCGGGCTGGCAAGCAGGAGAAGGCGAAGCCTCGCCTCGTCCCTGTGATGATGCCGATGGCACGGTGATTGATATTCTGTTGGGCCTGTCATATACTGCGGCCCAAATATCCAGCGAAAGGCGCGCACCTTGGCCCGCATGACCAAAGACCAGCGGCTTGCAAACGTCCATGCAGAAGCATTGGCCGAGTTCGATGACATCCAAGGCGTGATGCGCGATGAGCGTTTGCAGTGCCTGGAGGATCGCCGCTTTTACTCCATCGCCGGCGCGCAGTGGGAGGGCAACCTCTATGAGCAATATCTGAACAAGCCCAAGTTTGAGGTGAACAAGGTACACCTCTCCGTCATGCGGATCATCAACGAATACCGCAACAACCGCATCACGGTTGACTTCGTCAGCAAGGACGGCACAGCCGACGACAAGCTGGCCGACGTGTGCGATGGGCTGTTCCGGGCTGACGAGCAGGACAGCGGCTCCAACGAGGCATACGACAACGCATTTGAGGAGGCTGTCGGTGGTGGCTTCGGTGCGTTCCGCCTGCGTGCTGTTTACGAAGACGAATACGACGAGGAAAACGAAAAGCAGCGCATCCGCATTGAGCCGATTTATGACGCCGACAGCACGGTGTTCTTTGATCTGGATGCCAAGCGCCAGGACAAGGCCGACGCGCGGCTTTGCTACGTTCTGACCGCGATGACCCGTGACGCGTACCGTGCAGCATGGGATGACGATCCGACCACCTGGCCGAAGGGCATTGAGCAGTGGGCCTTTGACTGGGCCACGCCCGATGTCGTCTATGTGGCTGAGGTCTACCGCGTCGAAGAGGCGTCAGAGACCATCCGCATTTTCCAGACCATCGACGGGCAGGAAGAAAAGTATTCCGAAAAGGACTTCGAGGACGACGAAGAACTGGAAATGATGCTGGAGGCTGTCGGCACCAAAGAGGTCCGCCAGCGCCGCGTCAAGCGCCGCAAGGTGCGCAAGTACATCATGAGCGGTGGCAAGGTGCTGGAAGACAGCGGCTACATCGCCGGCGACCAGATCCCGATTGTTCCCGTCTACGGCAAGCGCTGGTTCGTGGACAACATCGAGCGTTGCATGGGCCACGTCCGTCTGGCCAAAGACGCCCAGCGGCTGAAGAACATGCAGCTTTCCAAGCTGGGCGAGATCAGCGCGCTTTCGACCGTTGAGAAGCCGATATTCACGCCCGAGCAGGTGGCCGGCCACGAAATGATGTGGTCCGAAGACAATCTGCGGAACTATCCATACCTGCTGTTGAACACCGTGACCGACGCCAACGGCGGCGAGGTTCTGTCTGGCCCGGTCGGCTACACCAAGCCGCCCCAGATCCCGCCTGCGTTGGCTGGCCTGCTGCAGATCACCGAGCAGGACATGAGCGATCTGCTTGGCAAGCCCGACGCTGCCGAGGAGGTCGTCTCCAACGTCAGCGGCAAGGCTGTCGAACTGATCCAGCAGCGTCTGGACATGCAGACGTTTATCTACATGTCGAACATGTCAAAGGCGATCAAGCGTTGCGGCGAAATCTGGCTTTCCATGGCACGCGACATCCTTGTCGAGCCTGGCCGCAAGATGAAGGCCGTGGGCGTTGGCGGTGAGTTGTCCAGCATCGAGATGGGCAAGCCGATCCTGAACGTCGAAACCGGCGAAGTGGAATATGAGAACGACCTGAGCAACGCCAAGTTTGACGTGGCTGTCGAAGTCGGCCCGGCCAGCGCCACCAAGCGCAGCGCCACGGTTCGGTCGCTGTTGGGCATGATCCAACTTGCGCCCGATCCCGAGACGCAGCAGGTTCTGACATCGATGGCGATGATGAACATGGACGGCGAGGGCATCGGCGAGGTGCGCGCATACTTCCGCGACAAGCTCATCAAGATGGGCGTCATCCAGCCGACCGAGCAGGAAGGCGAGAAGCTGTTGGCCGAAATGCAGGCCGCGCAGCAGCCCGATCCGCAGGCGCAGTATCTGCAAGCAGCCGCGATGGAAGCGCAGGCCAAGGCAGGCCAGGCTCAGGCCAACACAGAATACACCTTGGCGCGTGCGGAAGAAACCCGCGCCAAGACCGTCGAGGTGCTTGCTGGCATCCAGCAGAAAGAGCGCACCAACGTAGTGAACACGGCGAAGGCTCTGCAAGAAGCCGTCGCCCCCGGAATGCGGCAACCACCCAGCCGCACAATGTAATGGGTGAGAAAATCGCGAGGATCGCATGACTGAATTGGCAGAACAGATCGAAGAGGACTTTGAAGTCGAAACTGAAGACACCGAAGTTGACGAGGCCGAGATGGCCGAAGGCGATGAGGCTGAAGCAGAAGACGAAGAGGTTGTGATTTCGATTGACGGGGAAGCGCCAGCCCCGGAGGAAGATGAGGAAGCCCGCGCCCCTGATTGGGTCCGGGATCTTCGCAAGCAGTATCGTGAAGAAAAACGTCGTGCCAAGGAACTGGAACAGCGTCTAGCACAGGTCGAACAGCGGAACACACCCGGGGTCGCGCCCCTTGGACCAAAGCCAACGCTTGAGAAAGCCGATTACGACACTGATCGATATGAGAAGGATCTTACTGCGTGGTATGAGAAGAAGCGCCAGCATGACGAGCGCGAGGCTGCCGTAAAATCTGAACACCAAGCTGTTCAGAAAGAATGGGAGCGCAAGCTGGAAAGCTATCAGGGGGCGAAGGCCGGCCTGAAGGTGCGTGACTTCGAGTTTGCCGAGGATGTCGTCCAAGACAATCTCAGCGTCATGCAGCAGGGCATGATTGTGCAAGGTGCCGACAACCCGGCCCTGGTCGTTTATGCTCTGGGCAAGAACCCGAAAAAGGCGAAGGAAATCGCTTCCATCACAGATCCCGTGAAGTTCGCCTTCGCGGTTGCGAAATTGGAGACGCAGTTGAAAATCTCGAACCGTAAGGCTCAATCGTCACCCGAGCGCAAGATCAGCGGCACTGCCCGTCCGTCTGGCGCGGTTGACAG